CCTGCCATACCTGTTCTAAAATTAGTTCCTGTTATAGCTGTTTGAGCATCTTGTAAGAATTTACTAGTATCTTTTTCTCTTCCAGAAAAAAATCTTTGAATAGTATCTGCTGCAAATAAGTATTGAGGTATAGGAAATAGAGCTCTTGTATCTAAAGTTCTACCTGTTTTTGGATCAGTTAATTCATACCACTCACCTCCAGAGTACTCCGAGTCTTTTAACATATAAGCAACTGTTAACATACCTGAACCTACAATATTTCTTGCTAGTTGTGTGTGATCACCTTTTTTAATTCTTGTCCTTCCTGTTGTTGTTCCTATAGAAGATAAAAAACCTAATGGTGAATAATCATATTGATATTTCATTGCAGCAAACATGAACCTTGGAAAAGGTATTAATAAAGTAAAAGGTGTTCTGTTGATAAAGTTTGTGGTTAAATTTGCAATTGATCCATATAAGGTTTCTTCATCTTGTAAATTAGCAAAAGTAAATTCTAGTGCATCATCAGTAGCTTTTTGTATTACACCTTCATCTATAAGTTCTTCACCTTCTTTAGTAGCTATACGTTTACCTAATGATCCGCTCTTTGCAATATTTGTTAAACTTAAACCTTTTTCTGCTAGTTGTCTTTCAACAGATGTCATAAAAGCTGCCGTTCTATAAAAATGTTCTTGACCTCTATTTAAAACATTAATAGCCTGTACAAATTTATCCATTTTATAAACGCCCATATCTCCTACAGTAGAAGTTCCCATACCTGTTTCTCCAAATAAATTACCAAATAGTTTTCTTTGTGTTTTAGGTAAATCTTTAAGTATTTCAGCAGTTAGTAAATTTAATCTTTGATCTCCAGACCATTGAGCAAAAATATTTCTACCCATTAAAATACTGTCCATAACTATATCTTTTGCTTCTTCTAAACCACCTTGTTTTCTAGGATTACCTCTTATCGTTGCATTAATGGTTCTGTCTATAAATGTAGTTAACATATTTGGAATTGCTTGAAACCCTAATACAGTAGCAAAGTTACGAACAGCAGTAGCAGGTTGAGAAACTAATATCCCTTTTCTGTATTGATTAAACCTAAAAGCTCTTGGACTTTTTTTTAATGTACCAAAACCCTCTGCTCCATATAATTTATCTAGCTCAAGCATCGCCTTTTCGTATGCTGTTCTTTCACCATAATTAGCTGTAACTGATAAAAATTTATCTTTTATAATACTTAACCTGCCAAGTTTTCTACCTAAATCAGAACCTTCAGCTAAAACTATTTTTGCAAACGTTCCTAAATCGACACCTAGCTCATCCAAAGTTTGTCTATACACTTCTGGGGATATTACTTCATTATCTAAAAGATCATAAACTTGTTTAGTAACTCTATCTTTAGGGTTCACAACGCCTTTAGTAGCACCCTCATCAATTAAAATTTTAGCTGCTGTAGCAATTCGTTTCATAAAATCATCACTAAGAGTAACTTGTATAGTTTCATCACTATCTAACCCTAATGTTTTTCCTGCAGATTGAAGTGCTTCTCTTCCTTCAGCTACTTCTTCAGGATCTAGTTTTTCTTTTTTAAGTCTTCTACCTGAAGATAAATCTTTATTTAACTCATTAAAACTATCAACAATTTCTTTAGATATTTTTTCAGTGTCTTTAGAGTCTAGTGTTTTTTGAACTTCTGGAGAAAATCCTCTACCTGTTCTTTCTAGTACACCTATACCTTGTTTAGCAGCTCCCTGTGCTAACATTCTTTCTGTTTGTCTTGTTGTTTTAAATGCTTTAGCACCTGCTCTAGCACCTAATAACGCACCTGGGGTTGCTCCTAAAGTTGTAGCTAACGCCATCTGTCCTATACTAAAATCTTCATCTGCTCCAATACCTATACGTGTTGTTTGTGTTCCTAAATTAGTTGCAGCAGCTCCTACAGCATCTACCATAGCACCTCTTTTTGCACCCTCAAGCAAAGCCTTTTTTGGTAGTAATATGTTTTTTTGAATACCCCTAGTTAATGAACCTTTAGCTGCTTGAGTGCTAACTTTAGCTATACCATTTTTTATAGCTGTTTGTATAAAGGCTCTATTAGCTGCCATTGCACCTGCTTTAGCAGTTCCTGCTGTAGCTATAGATAAAATACCTGATGGTGAAAACAATGTTCCAGAAACATAGTCTTGAATACCTTCACCAAATCTAAAAGCTCTTTGGCCTATGGTTTCATCTTCTGATCCTTTTTGAAAAAACTTTGGCAAGGCTTTATAAGCATCATATATTTGTCTAAAATTATATACCTCATCTTTTTCAGAATTATTAACATACCAAGCTAATGTTCCTGCACTAACCTCATTAACTTCTGCCCATCTCATATGAGTTATAAAATCATGGACTAAATCTTTTTTTGTTTCTTCATCATCTGCAATACGAACATGACCAAATCGTTTAAAATAGTATTTTTTTATAGCACTTATATTATCTTCATTTTTGTAAAAAAGATCATCCATGTCTGCATCTGATCCTTCATAGCGATTACCTACTGACGGTTTATCAAAAGTGCTACTTACCAATTCGTTAGAATCTCGCCCAATATAACGTTTTTCTTCTTGTTCTTCCTTTGAAACAAGAGTAGGATTAGCACCTTCTATATATACTTTTCGCACCATAAGATTCCTTATAATTTTACTTCATTACCTGCTTTAACTTTTACACCATTAATTTCCGTATCTTCAACAGCAATGTAAGTTATTGTCATAGGAGCATAAGCACCTTTTCCTCGTGAGATTACAGGTATTAAACCTTTTTGTAACGCTTTATCAAAATCTACCTCACTTAAACCTACCTTTCTTTGATCTGCTCCTGTAAGGTTTCCTGCTAATGTTTTTTTGTGTTCTTGTAAAGTTTTTCCTGATATTTTATCTCCTAGATTATAGTTTGCTATGAAGACATCTTCTATACGAGTGTCTCCTCTACTCGCTAATCCATCATCTATAGAATCATAAGAATTAAATATACCTCCTGTACCATATATGCTTAAATATACATCGTTAAATACTTCTGGGCTTAAAACTTCTTTTAATACTTCAAGTTTAGGTTTTTCAATTTTATCCCACTCCGTTTGATCTGCCTTCATTTGATTAATTATTTTTTTATCTAGTTTATTTTCTTCAATTAATAATTTTTGTGCTACAGTAAAATCTGGTCTTCTTTCTAGGTTACCTTCAAGTATACTAACTTCCTTACCAGTATTTGGATCTATATACATAATATCTTTGCCTGTTTTTTCTTTCCAATTTTTATTAAAAAAAGCATACGGCATTTGACCATTTGTTATATCAGTATGTACATCACTATACATAGGATCTATATTAATATAACTATTTAAAAAATTATTATAATCGGTGTCTGACATACCTTGTCTTATATACTGACCAAAGTTATTTATAAAACCTGTGCCCATACTCTGCTTCGCTGCATAGTTTATAGTAGTCGAGTCAGCTTGTTCAAGTACAGCAATATCATTATTAAATGTGCCCTTTTCTTTAGTATAACTTAATATTTGACTAGCATCTCGTGCTGCACTTGTAGCAAGGTCTACACCATCTGCTCTAGTACCCGATGCAAGACCTGCTATTGCAGTAAATTGACTTGTTTGTGCATTAAATCCTGTTCCTACATTAGCATTTATTTGATCAATAATATCTGCTTCTTCTTGTCTAGTAAATTGAGTTTTTACTGGTTTTCTCTTAAATGCATACGAGTATTCTGTTTCTAATATATTAGGTGAAACAGTTTGTGTAGCACCCTCATACGCTGTTATTCCCTCGCCAGGTTTTAAACCTAATTGCTTTTCTGCTCTAGTAAATGCATCTCTAGTTGTAGGCATTCTAAACATGTCACCAAATGTACCACCTGTTGTTTGTGGTGGTATCATAGCTCCTGAACCTGGAACTCTTGGGGTTATTTTTGTACTTGCATCTAACTTGTCTAATTGTTGAATATCTATTTGTCTAAAAATCTCTTCTATCTCTAAAGAATTTTTATCATTTTTAGGATCAAAATCATTTAAAAATGCTTTAGCTGTGTCGATGTCTATATTAAATCTTGATACCATTCTTTTAGCTTTATTTTCTCTTGCTTTTATCAATTGCTCTCGTTGGGCTTGTATATCTCTAGCTTTATTAATATTATCTATAGCAAGATTAGTCATCTTATCTATAGCATCATCTCTTCTTCTATTTCGTTCAGTAGCTTCATCTAAAGCTCCACCTATCATTCCTTTTACAAATAATGATGCCATTACATATCTCCTCTAGCCATTATCCCAGTAGGTCTTTCATTTTGCATTAGACCTTTCTTTTCTTCAACAGGCTTTTCAACAACACCCTCTTCATCTGCTATATCAGCAGGCTCTCTAGGACTTATTCGTTGATCCATTGTTTTCTTCCCTTTTTCTAATGCATCTAAAGCATCATCAAAATCTGTTCTTTGTTTTACAACACCCTCTCTATATTTAATATCAGCTTTATCAGCTAACATCATAATAAACTCTCTTAAATCAGGTTTAATTAATTCTGATACATTAGGATTATATTTACCAATAGCAAAACCAGATAAAACAATAGCGTCTACAATTGCTACAACTGTTATATCATTTTCAAGTAAGGTAAACAATCTAGCCATGTTTTCAGGAACAGATAATTGATCTAACAATTCAGCTATAGCACTATCAGGATTTGTATGTGCCGGTGGTTGTTCCCATGGATACTCTCCTTTTGGTCGTGTAAGAGATTGACCAGGTATAGCTATATGACTATAGGGATCATGTGGTTGTCCACCAGGTGTCATTTTCTGTTCTTGCATTATTGTCTCCTATACTATCGTTCTATATTTTCTAAAGATATGGCCAAACATAGTATTATACAAATCTCGTTGATCAGTTCCTTCAACTGCTCTAAATGTTTGTGGTGATCCACTTGTAGGAATAGATGCTTGTCTTTTACCTTTTATAATACTTGTTCTACTATAAGCTCTTCTATTTTTTTCTGCAGGACTTTTATCATCTCCAGAAAGGGTATCTACTAGCTCTTTAAATGTTCCTATTGTTGTTAATGTTTCTTCTTTTTTGTCTGCCATAGTTTCCTCTTACGTAATCATTTCCCATATAAACGAAGATAAAGATCTTCCATTCTCTGCATCAACTTGCATTTCAAAATATTCTTTATCATGCTGTGACTGTAGTGCAGCCATAGCAAGTTGGAATCCTCTATCTCTTTCATTTTGTGATGCAGCAAATGCTTGGTCTGCTGTGTCTCTGTATTCTTGCCACATGTTAGCTAGAGCTAGATTTGACATGTTTAAATAATTAGCAGCGTTGACTTGTGCTTCTGCATTTTCACCTGCTGTATTTAAAGTATTAATCTGTCTATACCATTCAGCATTTGATTTAGCTATATCTAGTTGGTTTGTTATATTAAACTGATCTCTGTTGTTAGCCATTGTAGCATTAAATTGATCAATAGTATTAAACTGTCCTGCATTAAATTGACTAATTGTTGTATCTAATTGAGCTTGAAATTTAGATATATCTGCAGCTAAGTTATCATAAAACCTTGCAATTTCATTTTCACTTGTCACATTCAATTGTTCCATTGTATTTTTAGCAGCTTGATCTGATAGCATTTGTTGAAACTTAGTTTGATAATTTAATATTGTAGCTTGTTGTGTATTTGACAAATTTTGTAAATCCATTTGTAAGAAGTTTCTAGCACCTTCTACTTGAGCCTGCTGTCTGTTATTAAGACCTGTTAATTCCATCTGGGCAAAAGTTGCAGCATTTTGAACTGTTCGTGCTTGCTCGAAATCTAAATTCTCTAAGTCAATGGTTTCCATCATCTTAGAATTAGATAGAACTCTAGCCTGTTCTGCATTAAATGTCAAATTATTAGCTTCAAAGAATCTGTCTGATTTAAGAACATTTACTTGTTGTTCATTAGTTAATTGTTGACCTACAAGAGCAGCGTCTGTTTGCAACTGAGATAAAACAGTTCTACTTCTTTCCGATAAATTAGCCATATCAACTTGTAAATTATTTGTTGTATCTTGTAATCTAGCTTGTGCTTCATTACTTAAATTTAAATTAGCAACTTCTGCGTATCGTGCAGCTTGAACAAGATTAGACTGTTGTGTGTTACTTAAATTTTGATTTTGTAACGCAGCTCTCATTTGAGCATTAGCTAACTGTGTAGATTGTAGATTAGATAAACTTGCCTCGTTTAACGCTAGTGCTCCTGTGCTTTTAGCTAATTCAGCTTGTTGCTCATTAGACAAGTTTTGTAATTGTGTGCCTCTTTGAGCAGCAGCTACTTCTAATGCTACCTTTTGTCTATTACTTAAATTAGTAAGATTCATATTAGCATATATTTGAGCATCGGCCTGAGCAATAGGTAAAGCTGATTCCATAGCTGCTTGTACGATAGCTGCACCTGCTATAGAACTAGTACCCATACCTCTTGCAGCCATTACTTCATTAGCTGTTCTTAATGCACCGGCAGCCCATGTTGGTGTGCCATCATCAAACTGTGCCATTAATAAAGCTAATTGACCTTGTACTGTATCTTTAGCCTGTACATTCCCCTCTATGAATTGTGCTACGACAGTATCTGTTACATTTAGACTCTTTGCTAAAAACGTTGCATCACCTGTTAGGTTATATGCTGTTTGTGCATCGACTGCATCTGGTATATCTGCAGCAGTTGCAGCAGGTGGTAGTTCATTACTTTGAACTGCACCTTTAGATAATACAGAATTAACATCAGATACAAATGTAGACTGTGGTGTATCTCCTACATATGTTTTAGCATCAAATGTTGTAGTTGCTGCATCAGGTTGTTCTTGAGCAGTAACTGTTCTTTCAGGCATCTCTTCTTTTGTAATAATTTGTGGTCTACCTGTAGGATCTACCTCTACATCTTTTACTAAAGCATCTTGTGTAGGTACTCCTGTTTGAGGAGTTATTTCTCTGCTCACAGTTCCTGTTTCGCCTGTTACTGTTCCAGGTTGTCCTACTAAAGCTGCTGTAGCTTGTGCAGCACCAGGGGATGTAGGTGCAGTTGCTTGTCCTGCTTGAGCCCTAGTTAAATCTTGATCTGCTATATTTCTTACTAAAGCATCAAGATCAAAACCTTGTTGATTTAATAATTCTTTAGCTTCATTTATTTGTTGTGGTGTATAATCATAAATAGCTTGTTGTGGCATAGTAGGATCTGCTACTTGGCCTGCAGTAAAATCTACTACATTCATTTCGTTACCTTGTTGCGTTGTAGTTTGATTTTGATTACCAGTATCGTATTGTATTGGATTAATAGCTGTTGGTAAACACTCTCTTAATCTAACACCATAAGTTACACTGTCTCTATCATTTAAACTATCAAATTGACCTAATTGAAATACATCAATAGGTGCAGTATATTCATCATAAAAATTAAACATACCAGTTTGATTATTGTAAACTATATTTTG